ACGATGGGCTGTACGAGAACTTGGAAAGTGGATCCATTCCACAAGCAATTCTTATTCTTGGTGACTACCAGTACAAAGCAGCATTCGTAGCAGACTCAGAAATCAATCTTACTGCGTGTATGGTGCAGTTAATGATGGAGTGCAAGTTCAAGTGAGTACACACCGTATCATACACTTCTTGGGGAACACGCATGACCTACGGACTGTCTGATTATTTAAATGCTATCAATGTGAACAAGGAGTTGAAAGATGTCAAAGATTGAACTGATGCAAGGTGATTGTTTGGAGAAGATGAAGGATATTCCTGATGGGAGTGTTGATTTTGTTTTAGCAGACCCGCCTTATGGGACAACCGCTTGCAAATGGGATGAGATAATATCTTTTGAATCGATGTGGAAATGTTTGAGGCGAATAACCAAAAGGGATGGTGCGATTGCATTGTTTGGCTCTCAACCATTCACATCTGCTTTGATAATGAGTAATCCTAAAATGTTCAAATATGAATGGGTGTGGGTAAAGAACACACAAACAGGAATGATGTGTGCCGGGAAAATGCCGATGAAAAAGCATGAAAGTATTTTACTTTTTTGTGACGGAACACCCACATTTAATGAAGAAAAAGTTTTGGGAAGTTTTGTTAGTCAAAATCATTCTAAAAGGGGATATGGATATAAAAACAAGACTTCTTCGCTCTATAATGTAGAAGGGGGGGTAGATTTCAATTGGTCAGAGTTTGTTCATGCGAATTCCGTACTATTATGCAACACCGTAGGGAATAGGGATAAAACCAAATGCCATCCAACACAAAAACCTGTTGCTCTACTGGAATACTTCATCAAAACTTACACTAATGACGGAGAATGTGTTTTAGATTTTACAATGGGTTCTGGTTCAACGGGAGTTGCTTGTAAAAACCTGAATCGTAATTTCATCGGCATTGAACTTGATCCAGAGTATTTTAAAATTGCAGAAGCACGGATCAAGGAAGCCGTTCCACAAACTCTTGAGGAACACGCATGACCTACGGACTGTCTGATTATTTGAACGCCATCAATGTGAACAAGGAACCGCTCTTGGACGAGAGCGAGGCGTACACCAAGCAGTCGTATCCACCGTTTGTGGTTACCCGCTGCTTGTCGTATTTTCCTGATACCCTGTTTGCTGCGAACGAGATGAACATCCGCCCCCACTTGGATTTAAAAATGCACTTTGACTTCCTGCGGGGTGCAGTGCGTCCACGAAAGCGGTTCTCCAAGTGGCTCAAGCGGGAGGAAGACGTGCGTGTAACAGCACTGGTGGAGTACTACGGGTTCTCGTCCCGCAAGGCACGGGAAGCCCTTACAGTGCTGTCTGAAGAGACTGTAAAGGAGATACTAGTGGCAGTAGACAGGGGTGGAAAACGAAAATAATATAAATAGTTCTGTGTCGGTTCAATATTCAGAGGTGAACAAAACATGGAACAAAATGAACGTTACATTGATCTTGAAACATCAGATCTTCTTGAGATTTCCATAAAAAAACCTGATGACTTTCTAAAGATTCGTGAAACCCTTACTCGTATTGGTGTGTCTTCCAGAACAGAAAAGAAATTGTGGCAATCGTGTCATATTCTCCACAAGCGCGGCAAGTACTATATTGTACACTTCAAAGAGATGTTTGCACTGGATGACCTGCCAACTTCCATTGATTCTGATGATATTGGACGACGAAACACTATTGCGTCTCTACTGGAAGATTGGGGACTATTGAAAATTGTGAATAAAGAAAAAATTACCGACAGGGTTCCTGTAAACAAAATAAAGATTCTGCCGTTCAAAGAGAAGAACGATTGGGAACTGTGTACTAAATACCATATAGGACGTTCCAAAAAGGACATGAAGTCAGATTAAATAGGTGTAAACAAAAAGGATATTTATTATGAGCAGACTTGTGATCAAGTTTCCCACCCGCAATCGTCCCGAAAAGTTCAAAGCAATTTTTTCTCGCTATCTTACTTTTTTGAGTGGACAGCACGATGTGCGTTTCATTCTGACAATGGATGAAGACGATCCCACCATGAATAATTCAGAGATGAAGCAGTGGATTGACACTCGCGCACGTAATGCACAGATTGAGTATTTTTACGGACACTCCAAGAGCAAGATAGAAGCTTGTAATGCCAATCTAGAAGGAGTGGACGGTGATGTGTTGGTGCTTGCTTCAGATGACATGGTTCCTGTGCAGATGGGTTATGATGAAATAATATCAAAGGTGTACGAGCAGGCGTTTCCTGATTACGATGGGGCAATCAAGTTTTGGGACGGGTTACGTCCAAAGGAAGACCCTCTGATGACCCTCACGGTCATGGGTTTCCCCCTGTACAAGCGATTTGGGTACATATACAATCCTGAATACAAGTCTCTGTACTGCGACAACGAGCAGACACAGGTGTGTGCAGAACTAGGAAAACTGCGCCGTTGTGATATCTGTATTATTCAGCACCAATGGAGTGGTGAGCCGTGGGACGAACTCCACGCACGAAACGAGAACGCAGAAATGTACGGTATTGATGGTGAAACTTTCAAGCGTAGAAAAGAACGCAATTTCGATATGGAGGAAATGTTTAATGCCACAACAAATACTTGAACATTACTGGCAAGATTCAGCATTCGAAGAAGCATATTTCACCTATCCTAATCTGTATGCAGAAATGGTTCGATACTTTCCCACAGGATCTCATTTTGTTGAAGTCGGCTCATGGAAAGGTCGCTCTTCTGCTTTCATGGCAGTAGAAATCAATAACTCACAAAAGGAAATACAATTTGATTGTGTGGACACATGGAAAGGCAGCGAGACAGAAGACCCTCACCAAAATGATCAGTATGTAAAAAATGGAACTCTATATGAAAAGTTCTTGTCCAATATCAAACCCGTGGATCACATAATAACTCCAATTCGTGGTGACTCGGTAGAAACAGCCTCCACATACAAAGACGATTCCCTTGATTTTGTTTTTATTGACGGAGATCACCGTTATGAGTTTGTTAAGGCAGACATTGAAGCGTGGGTTCCAAAAGTGAAATCAGGCGGAATAATAGCAGGACATGACTACGGTTGGTGTACTGATGTACGCAAAGCAGTTCATGAATTCTTTGGTGAAGGTGAAGGCGTTTACACAGACCGTTACGGAACGGGATACCGATCTTATGATGATTCGTGGAGTGAAGGTTGTTGGATTGTAAAAATTGATTAAGGAGATATTATGCCAGTATCAGCAAGTGAAATCAAGTTTAGTGTTTTGATTCTGTCCATTCCGTCCCGCAATGAATCGCTCATGGCAGCAATGAAGCAGTTGCAGGAGCAAGCAGATGCCACAGGTCAAGGCAAGGCAGTAGAGATTCTTGTTCTACTGGATAACCGCTCAAAGAGCATTTCAGAGAAGCGTAATGACCTGCTACAAGCAGCGCGTGGCAAGTACATTGCGTTTCTGGACGATGATGATGCCGTGAGCAAGGAGTACATGAGCAAGATTCTTGCAGCGATTGACAAGCATGACGGTGTAGATTGTATTTCATTCAACCAGTGGTGTACCATTAACGGTGAACCCATGAATGTGGAGTTTGGCATCGGAAACCCACACGGACACCTGTGGCGGGATGAAGACGGTTTCCTTGGCGATATACAGCGTCCACCGTACCATATGTGCGTGTGGCGGCGCGAGATAGCCGTGACCGAGAAGTTCAATCCTGTATACGGAGAAAACGGTCAGTCCACCGAGGACATTGACTGGCTCATGCGCCTGTATCCCAAGGTACAGACAGAGCACCATATTCCTGATGCTCTGCACGGGTACATTTACAGTTCACAAACAACTGCTTCATTAGTTCCACAGGAGCAGCAGTGAAAGTCATAACATTCAGTTTGTGGGGGGAAACCCCCACTTATACCATAGGTGCAATTAAAAATGCCGACCTTGCAGCACAACTGTTTCCTGATTGGACCTGTATTTTCTATTGCTTTGAATCTGTTCCTTCGTACATAATTAAAGAATTAGAATCCCGTCCAAATGTGCTTGTGCGGCGTGTGGATGGAGAGTACAATCCTACTGACAGTCGTGGAATGTTCCACCGTTTCTTGCCTGCTGATGAAGAGGGAGTAGAGTACATGATGAGTCGAGATACTGATTCCCGTCTATCCGAGCGTGAGCGTCTTGCGGTAGAGGAGTGGCTTGCCAGCGGAACTGATCTTCATGTGATGCGTGACCACCCGTATCACGGAGCACCTTTGCTTGGTGGTATGTGGGGTGTAAAGGGAGGCAAACTCAATGGGATTGCCCGTGACATTGAGGAGTTTCAACCCACTAGCGACAAAGGACAAGACCAATCGTTCCTATGGGAATTGGTGTGGGGTAAAGTGCGTGATGGCGAACTCACGGTATGTGTTCACGATCCATTCTTTGAGAAGACTCAATTTCCTGCGGGTTCTACCCGTGGGGACAGCAACGGCGGTGTGTGGTTCATCGGACAGTGCTTTGATGAACACGACAAGTACAACAGTCAAAGCGATTTGGACATGGTGAAAGGCAGACAATGAAAATTGATCGTGTATTGATGAGTTGTGACGATAATCCACTATATGTGGACTTTTGGGAACCTGTCTCAAAAGTATGGACGGAAAAGATGGGAATAGTTCCGATTCTTCTGTATTTTGGAACAGGAACCCCATCCGAAAAATACGGAGAGGTAGTGAAATTCACAGAAGAGTCAAAACACCCATCGTACTTAAAAACACTTTGGTCAAGATACTGGTATCCATCAACCTGTCCCAATACAGTCTTTTGTATCAGCGACATAGACATGATTCCTCTAAACAAGAACTACTTCACTGATACAATAGAATCTATTCCCGATACAGCATATGTTAATTTGGTAGATCATCTTCCACTACCATCATGCTATCATGTGGCAAAGGGAAAATTATTCAAGTCTGTTTTAGAGTTATCTGATTCATTTGAAGAATCACTTGATGTTGTTTCTGCTCCTGATCTTTCTGTTGGACATCCCGAATTTGATTTTCCGCATTGGGGCAGCGACGAGGTTTATGCAACCAATATGATTATTTCAAAATTTAGGTCTAAAACTATTGATTTCAGAGTAGTTTCAAGAAAGCCCTACGAGGGAAGACTTGATCGTTCTAATTGGAAATACAATGCCGAAAATATCAGAAGTGGAAGGTATTTGGACTGCCACAGCATTCGTCCGTATATCACACATCAAGAAGAAATCGACAAACTGATAGAGTTGATACCATGAATATTCAATATGTTGTCCTATCAGCGGACTCCAATCTTGACAGCAGAATAAATCCAGCAAGAAATACATGGATTCGTAGACTGTCAGCAAACGAAGGTCATGTATTCTTGACCGATAGATTGTGTGATGCTGACTGTTTTCCATATAACGATGATCGTTATCTACAGCCACTCAACTATGACACGGTTTCTTACAAGTACATGAAGTTCTTTAAGGAGCATATCCATACTGTTGGCACAAACTATTTTTTCATGGACGACGACACCTATCCAGTATTTCCCGTGATACGTAATCTGTTTATTGTTGATGATTACCCATCAATAGTAGGTTTTATTCTTAAGAGCAATATGCCTACAATTTCTTGGGGCAAGGATGTGTACTCATCTGTATTGTATCCCTCTGGAGGAAGAGGATTCTTTATGAACGAAAGTTGCTTCACTGCAATACAAGGGTGTGTCAAATTTTTTGGGAATATGTCTCCGATGTCCTCTTATACAGATGTCACAATCGGTTCGTGGATCAAATCGTTCGGAGTGCCAGTACGATTTTTTCACCACAGAAATATGGAGGAATACAATTCTGATTTTGTTCGTGGAAGAATTACAGATAATAGCACATATCATCGCGTAGAAGGAAATCAGTTCTTTGAACTAGAAAATAGGATGAAAGATGAATCAGTCCCTCACTATCATATTTGATGGAAATACCATAAACTTTCAGGAACACTCTTGCTATGAAAGCAGGGGTAAGAGTGTGATTTCCATGACTAAAGCGGCATTTAACAGTATATCTCCCGAAACTGTTTCAACTATGAAACCTTTTTCCGCTGTCTTTTTCTTGGGAGACAAAACAGATTGTGATTTGTATTTTTCTGAACACTATCCGTTCTCGTTTTCTTTCTCTGCGTACCATGATGCTCTGATACCATGTTTTGCTTTTGACAGATGGGTTGAGTGTGGTATGGATGACTACGAAGAAATTTGCAAAGACATGATTAACCGATCATTGGTTCCTCCAAAAGATGAGCGGTTGTTTTGGATTGGAAATTGTGGAACCAATAAGACTAGAGATGTTTTTTGTGAAATTACTAAATGCGATTCAACTGTGTGTGCAGTGAATATTGGTCGTTGGCACAAGGTTGATGGTTCCGAAAAATTGAGAACTGATACTGGAAAGTATGTTTCGATACCAGAACACTGTGATTACAAATACCTTATAGACTTGCAGGGTGCTGGTTGGTCTGCTCGTACAAAGTTTCTTTTCCATAGTGGAAGACCTGTATTTTACCAAGAGAGGAAATGGAATGAGTACTGGTTTTTTTGGATGCAGCCATTCCATCACTACATTCCTGTGAAAGATGATCTTTCGGACTTCAAGGAAAAGTACGAATGGGCAAAGAAAAATCCAGAACACTGCAACTTCATAGCGAAGAATGCCCTTGAGTTTTCAAAGAAACATCTCAAACGAGAAGATGCGATTGCAAGATATAAAAGTATACTATTGAGATTGGGTGGTGCTTATGTTTAAAGGTAAGAAAGTTGTGGTGGTCGTTCCTGCGGGTCGGCTTCGGTACATGAAATTGATGTATCATTACTTGAACAAGCAGATGGATTTTATTGATGAGTTGCGATTTTGGGTAAATACAAACAACCAAGACGATATCGCATGGATGAAGACTATCCGAGATTCCAACAGCAAAGTAACTTTGGATGATAGATTTGTTAGTAATGGTAATTGTGGTCAGAGTACAAACATTCATCATTTTTTTGATAGATGTATTGATACTGATACTATTTACATCAGAATTGATGATGATATAGTGTGGACTGATGACAACTTTATTGAAACTATATGTGATTTCAGGTTGAACAATCCACAATACTTTTTGGTTTTTGCCAACATTATCAACAATTCTGTTTGTGACTATTATAGCCAAAGATGCGGTATGTACTCTTATTTTGAACCGTTTAAAAATGACTGCGTGTGTCCTGTGGGATGGGGTGATCCTTTAATTGCAGAAAAGAAACATCACTACATCATAAATAAGTATCTTGTGAGCAAAACTCCGTTTCCTATTACAGAAAATGTTGAAACCAATGATAGGGTGTCTATAAACTGCATTTCTTGGTTGGGAGAAGAGTTCTCGCAGTTTGATGGACTGGTTGATATCAGTGAAGAAATCTGGTTGTCTTCTGTAAAACCCAAAGAACTCAATAAGACAAATTGTATAGTTGGATCTTGTAGATGTGTTCATTATGCTTTTTTTCCTCAACGATCTCATCTTGATTCAACCAATGTGCTTTCCAATTACGAAAAACTAGTTGTTGGAGATTTTTATTGATGTATGACTATCTCATAGTTGGTTCTGGTCTGTTTGGAGCAATATTTGCACGACAGATGACCGATGTGGGTGCGCGGTGTCTGATAGTGGACAAGCGTAGCCACATTGGGGGAAACTGTTACACGCGAGATGTGGGAGGTATTCATGTCCACGAATACGGTCCTCACATATTCCATACAAGCAGCGACCGTGTATGGGAGTACATGAACAGATGGACACGCTTTAACCATTTTGTGTACCGTCCTCGCGTAATTCACGGAGACAGTCTGTATTCGTTCCCGATTAACCTGTTTACTCTGTACCAACTATGGGGCGTGAAGACCCCGCAGGAAGCACGGGAAAAATTGTCAGCGGTGCGAATTCCAATACAGTCACCGTCCAATCTTGAAGAGTGGGTGCTGTCACAGGTAGGAGAAGAGATTTACGAGAAATTTGTTAAGGGCTACACTACAAAACAATGGAATCGTGACCCCCGCGAGTTGCCTGCGTCCATCATCAAGCGACTTCCCATTCGCTTGACCTACGACGACAACTACTTTGAAGACAGGTATCAAGGCATTCCTGTTGATGGATACACTCTCATCTTTCAAAAACTCTTGGACGGAATTCCAGTGGAAACAGGCGTTGATTTTCTACAAGACCGTGACCATCTTGAGGCGCAGGCAAAGCGAGTGGTGTACACGGGTGCGGTTGATGAATTCTTTGGATGCGACCTGGGTAGTCTTGCGTGGAGAAGCCTGCGGTTTGAACACGAAACTTTAGGCATTCCTGACTACCAAGGAGTAGCCGCCGTGAACTACACCGATGCTACGGTTCCGTATACCCGCATAGTGGAACACAAGCATTTCATATTCGGAAAGCAAGATCACACGGTAATTACACGCGAGTACCCACAGAATTGGGACAGCACCAAAGAAAAATTCTATCCTTTGACCGATGATAAAAATAATGAATTGTATACACAATACAAAAACAGGATAGACGCTGACAGATACATATTCGGTGGTCGGTTGGCAGACTATAAATATTACGATATGCACCAAGTGGTGGGGTCTGCCTTAACACGCAGTCAAAAGGAAATACAAAAATGAAAGCACTAGTTACAGGTGGAGCGGGTTTTATTGGATCAAATCTTGTGGATCGTCTAATTGCAGACGGTCACGAAGTCACCGTGATCGACAACGAATCTTCGGACGCTCACGATCAGTTCTATTGGAATCCCGCAGCACGCAACTACAAGTATGACATCAATGATTACACTATGGTTCGCAAACTGTACGAGGGAGTGGACACTGTGTTTCATCTTGCTGCTGAAGCGAGAATTCAACCGTGCATTGAAAATCCTCTAAAAGCAGTGGAAGCAAATGTGCTTGGTACTGCAAGTGTTCTGCAATGCGCCCGTGTTTGTGGTGTGAAGCGGGTAATCTACTCGTCCACTTCGTCGGCTTACGGATTAAAGAATACTCCTCCACTGGTTGAAACCATGCCCAACGATTGCCTGAATCCGTATTCGGTCACAAAAACTAGCGGCGAAGAATTGTGTAAAATGTACTCCAAATTATACGGTTTGGAGACAATCGTCTTCCGCTATTTCAATGTGTACGGAGAGCGTCAACCCCTGCGGGGTCAATACGCACCTGTCATAGGTATTTTCTTGCGCCAACGCGCAGCAGGAGAACCCATGACCATTGTGGGTGACGGAGATCAGCGGCGTGACTTTACTCATGTGAGCGATGTGGTGGAAGCGAACATAAGGGCATCACAGTTTACTGCTCCTGATTACGATATTACTGACAATGAATCGTGTACAATCCATCGGGGATGGGAGTGGGGACAGATTTACAATATTGGAACAGGAGTAAATTATTCGGTGAACGAGATTGCTGCACTCATGGGGGGAGAAACTGTTAATATTCCACCCCGTCTTGGAGAATCGCGTATCACTCTCGCAAACGCATCAAAAGCAAAAACACATCTTGGATGGACTCCACAAGTTTGTCTTGAAGACTGGATTGCTCAGTATAAATAACTGTAAAAGGAGAATCGTGAATGTCTACAGTATGCCTCTCAATGATTGTCAAGAACGAAACAAAAATTCTGCATGAGTGCTTGGACTCTATTCATCCTCACATTGACTACTGGGTGATTGTGGACACAGGTTCCACAGACGGTACACAGGAGTACATTCGCAAATACTTTGAGGAAAAGGGCATTCCTGGCGAACTCCATCAACGTCCATGGATAGGTTTTGGTCATAACCGTAGCGAAGCACTTGATTTATGTGCTGGTAAAGGCGATTACGCGTGGATGATTGATGCAGACGACCGTGTGGTTGGAGAGTTTAAATATCCAAACGGCAAAAATCTAAATGCC